CTAACGAACTTATGGTAAACATGAGTCTTACCACGGTAACGATAGCAATGTGACCTAGTATCATTTAACAAACGATACCAGGCCGGCGGAAGGAGAAGCTTAGCAACATTGTCTGATAAGGTATCAGACGCCGAAGCTAAGTCAATGGTGCAGTAAGGGTTAACACCCCCAATGCTCCCTTGACGGGCCATTTCACTATTCGTGAACTGGTCACGCAGATCAATACCTACACGAGCAAGACGCTCGCGCAAGTATTCATCGATACCCTTCTGTATATAGCCATTTAGCAAAGGCTCAGACGCGATCGACCTCTTGGTCTTAAACGTCTTGGGTACAAAGCTAATGTTATTGTGCGTTACCAAATCCACCCGACTCGCTACACGAGAGGAAAATACCTCAAAGTCGTAGCACACAAACTGGCGATCCGGGTCCCTAAGGACGTAATCGCGAATTTGTGCATGTTGCCATAGAGCCATGATGCATTTCGAGAGCGCCAAGCGAGTACAGGTCCACCGACTGGCTAAGAGTTTCCTAGCCATGTTGGTGCGATTACCTGTAACTCCCACACTAGCCCCCGGTCCGAAGTCACACAAGTCATGGATACGCTTCATATTCGGAATGATACCGATTACAGAACGTATCCAACGTCTAGCACTCTGAATCTCTTCAGGGTACTTAAAGCCATCCCCCATTTTGAGGGCGGCCAGACGCTGATTAATCCGCTTACAACGATGCTCTGCCGCCTGGAATTTCTTCCAAGCAGCAAGCTCCGGGTCGAAACCCGGGGCCTCATCGGATGTAAATGGGTATTTCTTGACCAATGCGACCAACTGCTCCTTCACGTACCAATCAAGTACGCTGGCATGTTCTACAGTGCCAAGGGAGTCAGCCAGAGATATCAATTGAGTCCAATTCCTCGCCCGCACAGCACCATGCCATGCGTTAAAGGTTTCGGGCCCAAGAGAGCTCTGCGAACGGATCAGAACCCTGGACAATAGACGGGCATAAAGCTCGTCTGAAGGTTTTGCGGCCCGCATAACTGCGAGACGCTTCACTTTGCCTTTCATCATGATCGGCACTCCAGGGGGACGGGTTAACGAGCCGTCCGAGAGACTGGGATACTCGTGTCAGGGTCTACGTACCAGCCACTGAGCAAGGCCTCCAAAACTATAGCATCAACGCTATAGCCCTGGAAATGCCAATTCAGCGTCTGGTTGTAACGCCTCTGTTGATCTCTATCTTCAGGAAAACGTCGGAAATTCATCCGATCGAACTCCTCAGGGTTAGATTTCGCGAGAAGACAACGTACTAAGTCAAAAGTCGCAGAAAACTCGAACATGAATTTTCGATCACTCGAAATTTCCATGATCGGCCTCACGCGAAATGACGTAGGACGGAGACGACCCCACATCGACGCCGAGATAGTACAGAGCGCCGCATTCATCGACGTTAAGTCGAAGATACGACACTTTGTATTTACTTCAGGCTTTGAGCCCGAAGAATCTTTGCCAAGGTTGAGGTACATCTCGTACACAGGGTAAACGTGAACATACGTAGACATTACAAACTCCTTACATGAAGGTGAAAGATGATACATGTATCCAAGTGGGATTCCGGCATGCCGGAACTCCAAGACAGCACCCAAACATCAGAACGCCGGAACGATTGCACCCGTCACGATGTTAACTGCACGAATGATCGGAGCGAGAAAATCGCGACCGAACAAAGTGAGTAACAGAATGATAGACGCAACGACCCAGCGATTGAGGACGAAGTGGTACCTTTTAGGTTCGCCACCTCTAAAGTCGTTATTATACACGACGATGTGCCTCTTACTGAACGATTGTGTGCTTCTTGAAGAGATTCCCACCGTTGCTAGCGATAATGAAATCGCCAGCATCGTCCCTCAACGCATCGACGTCGGCATCTGCAGTCCCAGCGGGATATGCAATGCTGCCTTCGAAGAATGCGTCGTACGTTTCACTTCCAATAGTGACCGTACGGACGAACTTGACGCTTGCACGCACCATGCCCGGGAACGTTGCCGTCGGCTTGGCCTTAGTCCGCTTGAGGTCAAAGTAATCTTTGACAGAAGCGGTCTGGGCCGGGCCGACATGACGCCCCGAGTCTGGGGTGGGGTTGGTATCGAAGGTATATGCCTTCGTATTGAGCGTAACGCTCATTGACTACTCCATCTTACTGTTAGGTTGAAAGTACTCTGCCGAAGCAGAGAGCGATGACTAACGCCAGGAAGCCGTGATGAGTCTTGGGAAAAGGTTACATGCTAGCGCATAAGCGTCAAAAAGACGCTTATCCGAGCCGATCTGTTTGATCGACGTCCAGCGTGGAACTAAACCCCTCGAAACACCAGGGTGCCTGTTGGTAGTCTCATTTTCGATGGCATAGCCACCGGAAGTGCTCTTGACGTTAGTATATGAAGATGAACCTATCCACGTCGACTCAACGTCGCACGTAGA